ATCGTTGCACTTGACTTGAAAATTGAGGCCCGATAAATATTGGGCTGATTTTGAAGAAGACTTAGGTGGGTTGCCATACGAAGACGTGCTGGATCAGCCAGAAATCCAATTCGATAGCGAAGGGGATGAAGATCCTTTCCAAACTGGGGAGGCAAGTCAATCAATGGAGCAATACATATCCGTAAATATGTTGACCAAAGAGTTACGAGAATGGATTGAGAACGTTGAAGAAACTAGTCCTGAGATTGATAAAAATCTAGCTGAAAGATTTAAAGGCCATAATAATATGTTTCTTTCATTTAATTATACTAACACATTAGAAAAATGGTATGAAATAGATTATACACAGGTTACGCATATCCATGGATTTGTTGACAATGAAACACAGGTTCCTGATACTATTATTTTTGGACATAAAGATAACGATAGTTATAATATGCCTGCTCCGAGTGAAGAGTATATGTCAGACATTGACCAAGAAACCTTGAAACCTGTTCTTGATATCATTAGTAAACACGAATATTTCTATAAAAAGATCATGGCAAGCAATCTTAAGAGCCTGTTCTTTTATGGATTTAGTTTTTCAGAAGTAGATAGTCCTTATATTGAAAAAATACTTAAATCAATTACTACATCAAAACCAATTATATAGTGGCTGTTCAAAAACGCGTAGTGACTGATACTAGTGATTTTAAGACGTTACTGTCTTATAATAAATACATACAAAATGTCGGTTTTCGGACATTTCCCATGCATTTATGAAATTCACTCGGAGGTTTTATCCATGGTTTATCGTCAAAGTCCCCACCAACTCTCTTTTGAATCCTTTGGTTGCGGTCTGAGTACACCGCTCAGTCCAAATAATGAGTGGGTGCGCTTAGCCGATATTTTTCCGTGGAAAGAACTCGATGAGGCATACCAATTGGAGTTTTCCAAGAAAAGTACTGGGCGCGCGGCTAAACCATTTCGGATGCTTTATGGCGCTGGACTGATTCAGAATCGAATGAAACTAACCGATCGCGGTGTGGTCGACGCAATTCGAGATACGCCGGCTTATCAGTATTTCATCGGGCTCTCGGAATATCGTGCAGAGAAGCCCTTCGCATACACCAGCTTGTGTACCTTCCGTAAACGGATTGCGGATATCTCTGAACTGGTCAGAAACATTATCAATGATTGGCTTCGTGCCAAGATCGAAGCCTTGGTGCCATTCAAGGTTGACGTGATGATCACGGATGCCACAGCGATTCCGGTGAAGATCCGCTATCCCCAAGATACCTCGCTGCTCAATCAAGCCCGCAAGAATCTTGAAGACATGGCCATTGACATGGCGCATCAACTGAATGTCCCTAATCCACGCATGTATAAGCGTGAAGCCAAACAAGTTTGGACGGCTTTCTCACGCCATCCAAAGAGCCAAAAGCAATCCGTTCACAAGCAAGTTAAAGCGCAACTTCAATACGTCCGTCGCGACTTGCGCTACATCAATGAATTCATTGATGCAGGGGCAATCTTAACCGCCAAACAAGCAGTACGCTTGGGTGTCATCCGAATCTTGTTTGACCAACAATGGTATATGTTTGAACACAAGATTCACCATGTCGCAGACCGGATTGTTAGTCTCCAACAGCCTTATATTCGACCGATCCAGCGTGGTAAGGCGAAAGCCAAAGTTGAGTTTGGGGCCAAGATTGACGCATCGTTAAGTGAGGGCATCGTTGATATTGAGCGTTTCGAATTCAGGGCTTTCAATGAGAGTAAAGACTTTGAAGCGACCTTGGATCATTACTTCGACTTGCATGGCCATTACCCAGATGAGGTGTTGGCAGACACGCTTTATCGCAACCGCGACAATCGAAAGTTGTGTAAGGACCTAGGCATCACCCTGTGCGGACCTAAACTTGGCGCAAAGCCCAAACACATTGATGCCAAGAAACGCCGCCAGGATACGGACGCAGAGAATCGACGCGGGGCCATTGAACGCCGATTCGCCTTTCTCAAAGGGTCAGTAGGCTTGGACTTAGTCAATACCCGAACAGCTGAGTCATTGGCCGTTAAAATCGATCAGGCAATGGTATTAAGCAATGCGCTGACATTCTTGAGAGTGTTTGCTATACCAATTTTAATTTTAACCACGAACGAAGGGCAAACCTATCGTTTCCGGTACAAATTTACTACTAGCATTGAGAATATGGTGGCCTAGTTGAACAGCCACTACTTAATCAGGCGAGAACAAANTATATATAAACAAAATGTCATTCGAAGCAGGAATATATTATTTAAAGCATGTGTGTGCTAAATTAGGATTAAATGCAGTGTTCTACAAAATTTCGGATTAAAGAACATGTTATGGCTAAGAATTTTGGCCTTTGAGTAGTTCTCATTACTATACATTGACAGTATAAGGATCTCAAGCGACTAAATGTTTCTCGCTTCTATTTCAAGCAAGTAGCAATTTGATATCTGGTCAACAAGGCCCGAAATTCGGACTCTGTTAGCTATTTAGATATTGTCGAAACAGTCATTGAACTACGGAGGGAGTCGCGAATCACGACCCCCTTTTTACATGATTATCACAGTTCGCGACAACCGTTCCTCAAGGTAACACTTTTAGTTTGGTGATCCAGTGTGCACCAGAATCCGTCTCTCAGCACACAAAAAACGGGCATCTCTGCCCGCCAATTGAAAACGACAAGTCACGTAGTCAGCTTCTCAAGCAGAACGATCTGCTAAACAAGAAACTGGCTATTTTTATGACCAAAGAGGTTAGTGTAATGATGATACTGTACTGCCTGGATTTCAGCGAGGCAAAAAGTAACCTGGTCTATAAAATGCGCCACCGGTTAGCTATGCCGTGCGTCGGTTAAAACGGATCTACCCGCTTATCGCCGAGGACTATCTTAATTAGATCATAACCTGTTGGTTATCGATACTATACGTCTGCTGCAAACAGCCCTCTTAACTGCTGGATCATGCTAACCACTAAATACGGTGGCTCTTGACTTGCTGTGGTAACTGCTCCACGATTCTGATACCAGAATTCGGTCAACATGGCCACAGCAATGTCAAATTGTGAGTACGCTTGTAACGCATCAATTGCCGCTGTGCTGTCAACGGCATTGTGAACATAGTCTTGCGCCGCTGTCAGGTAGTTGCTGATCAAACTATCGTCAGTATCAGTCTGCACACGCAGGCTATTTTTAATGTCATCAGTAGTGACAGTCATGTGCTCATCTCCTATATAAAAATAGGGGCGTACCCTGAGGCACACCCCCACTAAATTATGCGCTTAGGCCTTTACCGGTGTGATGTCAACAATTCGAACAGCGTCTGGATCAACCACTTCATAGTCGTTGCGGATGACAACCGCCAAACCTTGACTATAACTGTCGAACCGTTCGAACTGGGTGTTGACTTCGTTCTTTTGGGCTAAGAAAATCGCTTGGGAAAAGTCCCCGATGATGATCCGATAGGTGCCCGCCTTATCAGTCGGCAATACTTTGTTAGCAATCACGATCACTGGTGCCCCAAACAGTTGCTTGCCTGATGGTGCAGTGATTGAAGGTTGTAACAAGTATCGGCCCTCGCTGTCTTTCAGTGTATCAAGGTAGTTGAAAGCATCCTGATTGACGATAACAGACAAGGACAGTGCTGGATCTAACTCAACATTGAAGGTTTGCTTGATGTCATCGAGACCAGTACCCGTGATGTGCTTGAAGTTATCGTTGGTGCCCGTCTTGCCAGTCAGAACACTGATAATGTTGCTATTGTCCGTGTTTTGTACCAGCTTCTTGAGTTGATTCTTAACCTCGGCAACAATATCAACTTCACTGTCTTCTACCAGTTCATTAGACAGATAGATCTTGCCAGCACGGGTAGCAACCTTGTAGTCAACACCACGGAATAGGGTTGCATCGATCTCTGGCACGTCTGCGAGTTCTTCCTTGGTGGCTAAGACACCATTGTTAGTGAGGGCAATTGGGTAGGTGCCAACCGGGGTCCCGACCTGCTTCACAGTGACGTATTTAGCCAGATCATAATCGGATTCCTTTAGATTCCAGACATCTTCGATGACTTCTTTAGGAACGACTGTACCAGCAGTGGTTGTCGTTAAACCGTCACGTTGCTCACCCATGCTGCGGATGTAATCTTCATACGCGCGGGACTCAGTGTGTTCTTTGTTGTCGATAATTGTTTTTTCGGTCATGGTTTTATCTCCCTTTTCTGGTTGTTCAGTATTAGTTTTTAGCCACTCAGTGTAGCTGCGTTTGTCCACTTGGACGTTGGTATCGTCATATGCTGGAATAGCCACCAGTGAGACGTCGAACAGACTCTTCACTTGCTTGATGGTACGAATGACTTGTCCGCTGTCGTCTTTAGTGAACGTGTCACCGTCTGGCGCAGCATTGAAAGTAAAACTCATGGCTGACAGATTACCAGCTTGGACGTTGTTATAAGCATCATTGGCTGTGGTCGTATCGGGCAAAGTTGCTTCAAATTGCAAGCCTTTATCATCCACGTTTAAGGTCAAGGTGCCAGCCTTAGTACTGGCTAAGACTTGGCTAAAATCATGGTTTGAAATCATATAGACGTCTGATAGATCCATATTGTCGAATGCGTGCGGATCAACGACTTCTTTAAAACCACCAAGATCCTTACTTGGACTATTGAAAACTACTGCATAACCACTTAGTTTCTTTGACCCGCTAGTGGTGTCGTCCTGTTGCTGTGTGTCTGGATCGTCTTGGTCTTGACTGTCGTCTGCTGTGGCAGGATCAGCGGTAGTTAGATCAGCGTCAGGATTCAGGCGTTTTTCTACGTCATCTTGATTCATTAGACGCACTTCCTTTCTGTTTATCTTGATAAGTGACAAGGTTGCTTAGTGGCGTGTAGTTCAGACTGGCCATAATCTCATCTCCACCGGGAATTGATGGCAGGTTTAACTTGGCTCGTGCTTCATTAGTGGTCAGAACACCGCCTTGCAGCCCCTTAACTGCTAGTTCTTGCATCGTGGCTGGGTCTGCACTGAACAGCTTGTCAGTGTTGAAACTGAATCGATTATCGCCAGTCGAAAGCTTAGCGTCCATCTCACTAGTGAAGCAGGTAAAATACTGAATCACGTGTTTTGCAGATAGATCAAATTCGACTGTACGGCATTAGAGTGCTCGCTTTCGATACCCAGCCGATCCAGTGGTAACCCGAACGCTTTGGCAATCTGTTTCGTTGTCCAATCGCTAAAATTGACTAGATTCAGCACGTCAGTATTAACTTCGAGTTGCTTGTAATCCATATCATTATCTAAAATGATGGTCTTGAGGGCATTATCACCACTGTTGGCAGCTTCAAATTTATTACGGATGTTTTCTTTGGCCTTGGTGTCTAGCTGGATCTTGTTGACTTTAAGAATGCCTGTCCCTTGGACACCGGTGTTAAAGAATCCCTTCAGTAACGCATGTCCAGACTTTTGTACCCCAACCTCATCACGGAGGCTATACAGTGGTGATAGTCCTTTGTAACCGTCTTGTGTGAAGTGTAAGACCTCACTGGCATTTAAACGCTGTGAACGACCGCTGTCAGGCGTGTATTCGTAACTGATAATGCCGGTCGTATCATCTTGTTTAACCACCATTTGACTGTTGGTGACTAACTCGAAGCCAGTGACTTGTCCGCTAGGATTTTTAGTAACCCGTGCAAAGCTGTTACCATTCAGCAGCATGTTAGCAGCTAGGGCAAACTTGAACCCCCACGCGGTCATGTGGTCATTGGGTGCTTTGTTAAGGAGCACGCTGATGCGCTTGTCACTGTATTCAATCGGATTGGTTGCAAGATCACTGGCAATCACGCGCACCGCCGTAAACACATCCGAATTACGTAAAGCACCAATCCCCACATATAAGCCGCTGTCATTGCTGGTCATGCTGACAAGCGCAGCTAGGAACGGTTCGCTTAAGAAACGCTGTTGGCTGGTCAAAAAGTGAGACGGCCAGACGTATTGGTGTTATCGTTGGAACTTATTCAAACTGGGAATATGGGAACCGATTCCCAGCTCAAGAGAATATTAAAAAAATTTTTAAGACATATGGTATTTCTCCTACTTTGTTAATATTTGGAGATCCTTATAGCAATGATGATTATTATTTTGTAGCCAAGGGACGTATTTTAAAGTTTAGTGAGGATGCTCCTGACGAAGATCTATATACTGCTCAAGATGGGGAAGAAATAAAGATCGGCAATAGTAACAGAGATCTTTTTGTCGGCATTCAAAGGGGGTCTGAAGATGCTGCTCTTTACGACACGAAGCAGGGTATAAGAAATACTAGAATGGATTATAAAAGTCACCACGCGTTTTCAGATATTATTTCAAATGCTCGACTTCTGACAATTCCTTACATTCCTATTGATGAAAAAAGGAAGTATAAAGAAAACATCGTCAAAGCCGTTGATATACTTTTGCACCAATCTAATTAAACAGCTACTCTACTGCTTCCTTACATACCCCGCCCGCAAGCTGGTACGGAGGGAAAAAAATGGCAACAATCAAACGTTACAAAAATAGCAGCGGAGATACACGATATGAAATCTTTGTCTCTGCTGGTACTGATGAACTAACTGGAAAGAAGCGCCGAATTCATAAACGAGGCTTCAGAGACAAAAAAGAAGCCGCCCTAGCAGCATCCAGATTTACCTTAGACGCTGATGCAGGCAGTTTATCGACTATTAGAAGCATGACGTTCAAAGCTGTTTATCTTGAGTGGGACGCAGCATATAAGAATACCGTTCGAGAAAGCACGTACGAGCGCACCTATATACAAGTTAAGAAACACGTTTTACCGCTTTTTGGTAATAAACCGATTAATAAGATCACCACAGCGCAGCTACAGCAAGCCGTTAACCAATGGTCAAAACAAGTCACTAGGAACTACCGAAGATGGCTTACAACTACCAGTCGTATTCTTCGCTTTGCCTTACGCCGTGGTTACATTAATAAAAACCCGGCTGACCTTGTCATCATTCCAAAAGAGAAGGAACAAATTGGTGATGTTGCTGCGAACTTTTGGGATAAGCAAGCCTAGATTGCATAATTAAAGTTACC